GGACTATTACGCCGTGCTCAGCGCTGACTCGCAGATCACAGAGGACAACCTAGAAAGTACCTCGACTAGTACACCCAAGATCGTCGAGGTGGGAAAGTTTCTAATAGGCATTTCCGGCGATATACGCCCAGGCGATATACTCACCTACAATTGGAAACCACCTGCCTATCGCGGTGAGAATCCAGTAACCTATATGGGTGCCAAGGTGATACCTAGTATCATCACGGCCTTTAACGAAAACAACTACGAGTGGAATAAGGTGGACAAAGATGGCGGCTTCGATTATCTCTTTGCTTTTAACGGTAACATCTTTAGGGTTGCTTGTGATCTCTCTTTTTTCCAAACAGATCACGGAACTTATGGCATTGGTAGTGGTGGGCAGCTTGCTCTTGGCTACCTGTATTCAATCCGCAAGTCTGATATGGAATTAGATTACATCAAGCGACACGCCCGTCGTGCTGTTGAGATAGCTTCAGTCCTTGACTCCAATACTGGTAAGCCTTTACAGTTGGTGGTACAAGAAAAGCTATAGGAGGTAGCAATGACTGATCCCAAAGAACTATTATTAACAGCGCTACGCGCTGCTGATGCTAAGAAGTCTCGTTCAACACAGGTACAGATCGGCCCATCAGAGATTGGTGGTTGCCGTCGTAGAGTTTGGTACCGATTGAATGAGCAACCAGAGACTAACGATAACCAACTCAAACTCGCTGCGATTATGGGTACTGCTATCCACGCAGAAATTGAGAAGGCGTTAGCTGGTAACGATAAGTTAATGATTGAAGCTGAAGTTGAATACGATGGAATGAAAGCCCACATAGATTTATATGTACCAGGCACTGGCGATGTAATTGACTGGAAGACTTCCAAGTTGAAGAACTTGAATTACTTCCCGTCAAAGCAGCAACGCTGGCAGGTACAGCTATATGGATACCTCCTATCCAAAAACGGTTACGTAGTCAACCGAGTGTCGCTAGTTGCGATTGCTCGGGACGGTGATGAAAGAGACGTCAAGGTTCACACAGAACCTTACGACGAATCTGTAGCACTGGATGCACTCGGTTGGCTCGCAACTGTTAAGGAATCAAAGGAACTCCCAGCACCGGAAAAGGATGCTAGTTACTGTCAGCATTACTGCCAGTACTACGACGCATCTGGTGAGATGGGATGCGATGGTCTAAAAAAAGAACGTACCGCAGTTAGTGATCTAATCATTGATGATGCGGATGTTGACAAGAACGCACTGCTGTACTTACAGTTAGGACAAGCAATAAAGGAGATGGAGAAGCAACAAGATTCTCTGAAAGAATCCTTCATAGGTTTACTAGGTACTACGCAAAGTGGTATCGAAGTAAGTTGGTCAACTATTAAGGGTCGTGAGACTGTTGATAGTAGCGAGGTAGAAAAACTATTAGGTTTCGTACCTAAGAAGGTAAGCGCTGAGAGTCAGCGTTTATCTGTTAAACAAGTTGGAGGTAACTAAATGGCTACAGAAGGAACAAAGTTCCAAGTCAATTACAAGTTGGCTGATGGAACACTTATCAATTTATACGCAGCAGATGTGCGTGAGCTAGAAGCAGGACTTGCTGATATAGCAATGAACGCTTTGAACATTATTACTACTGGTAGAGAACTAACACAAGGATCAGTAGCACCAGCTGCTATATCACCTGCTGTATCTAATATCGCAGCACAGTTCAACGCCACTCCAGTAGCAGCACCAGTAACTTCAGCACCAGCAGCAGCTGGTAACTCTTGTAAACACGGACCTATGACCTTTAAGAATGGCGTATCAGCCAAGGGTCCTTGGCAGGGCTGGATGTGTCCAACTCCGAAGGGTGCACCTGATAAGTGCGACACTATCTGGGTTAGATAACAAATGCGGGGGCCGCAAGATTATGAAGCTCCCAGTTGTGCCGAAGTCGGTGGTGATTTTTGGTTTGCGGAAAAAGATGTTGACGATAACGAGTTAAAGGTAATCAATGATTACAACTTTGCTAAGTCAATATGTAATAGATGTATCCATAAAATCGAGTGCGCCGAATGGGGTTTAAGGAAAGAAGCCTGGGGTATGTGGGGCGGTCTTTCACCGAAGGATCGTAAAGAAATCCGTAGACAACAGAATATATTCCTTGAAGGAGATAGACGTGCTTGATCTTTCCCGTGCTTGGGGTGGTGTGCTCACTAGAGCCACTCCCCTACCGGATGTATGGGCAGGCCTCGCGGCCAAAGAGATCAAGTTCAGGCGTGGGCAAGTATGTATGGTTGCCGCAGCACCTAATGCTGGTAAGTCAATGTTCGCATTGGTTTACGCAATCAAAGCAAAGGTGCCTACGCTTTTCTTCTCAGCTGATACTGACACAACAACCGTAATGATGAGGGCAGCAGCCCACGTTAGCGGTCACTCACAGATCTCTGTTGAAGGTAACTTAGCAAAGGATAGTCACTACTACGACTCACGCTTTGAGAAGTTAAGCCACATCAAGTGGGTCTTTGATTCATCACCATCTATTGATGATCTTGAATTAGAGATACGAGCATACGTTGAACTATACGGGCAGGCTCCAGAGCTGATCGTAATAGATAACCTAATGAACGTAACAGCAGAGACTGATAATGAATGGGCAGGACTACGTGCGATTATGATGGAGTTACACGATATGGCACGCAAGACAGAAGCGTGCGTACTGGTACTACATCACGTATCGGAACAGAGCGAGTACGGCAGTCCGACTAATCCACCACACCGTCGGGCTATTCACGGAAAGGTAAGCCAACTACCGGCGTTGATCCTGACTCTGGGTTATGACCCAGGACAGGCAACACTGAAGGTGGCTGCTGTGAAGAATCGCTTTGGACCACACACAGCTGATGCTTCTAATTACGCACAGCTTCTAGTAAACTATGCTGCGTGCCAGATTGGTGATGAAGACCAGTTTGGTTGGATGTTAAGGAGAGATGCTATGTCTGGATACCAAGGAGGAATCATTGTCGAAGACTGAGATGGCTTATGTTAAGAATCGTATTGCTAAATTAGAGAAAGACTTTACAGCTTTTGCTTCCTTGTTAATTCAAGCAGGCATAGTCCGTGTAGATGAGCAAGATGGAGAACAAGTATTTGCGGTCAATAAGGTCAAGCTAGATGGCTAACCCTAATGGGCGCAAAGGTGCCAAGTTCGAGACAGATGTTATGAAGTGGTTACGCGATAAAGGCGTAAGCGCCGAACGTCTGACAAAGGCTGGTGCCAAAGACGAGGGTGATTTGGTCGCTGTAATAGCGGGAGAAACTTTCATCCTTGAACTCAAGAACCGAGGTACATTATCACTGCCGGAGTTCTGGAGAGAAGCTGAGGTTGAGGCGCTTAACTATGCTAAGGCTCGCGGTAAAGGGGAAGTACCGCTGCACTATGTAATAGTTAAGCGTCGCAACTCAGGCATAGAGAACGCTTGGGTAATCCAAGATCTCAAGCAGTGGTTGGAGGACAAGAAGTGAGAGAAGAAGAACCAGATTACGATACTTTTGAGGATTGGATGATCCATTACTTAAAGGTTATTGCTACAGAGATGACAAATATTCGTAAAGAAATCAACTACGCTAACAAGAAGGAGACAAAATGCCAGTACCACAAGGAGTAATCAGCACATCAGAAGGCCCAGTAGATCCTGTACAAGAAGTTGTACAAGTATTAGATGAAGCAATTGCTGAGGCTGACGCAGAAGAAGCAGTAGAGGAATACGATGACATCAACTCGGATCAAGCGTGATCTGTTCCAACTGTATCCAAGCCGGTGCGGAGAATAAGTTAGGCCATCTAAAGCGTGCCGCACATAAGCACGATAAGTGCGATATGAAAGGGTGCGTATGTCAACACAAGACTGGTCCAGGGTACGCAAGAACAAAGGATTCAAAGGTTCCGTTGATGCGAACACAATCCCCATAGGGGCTATTGTTGCCAGCTTTGGTGGTGAAGTAAGAGAAGGTAAGTCGGTATCAGTTAGGTGCTGCTTACATAATGACAGTCGCAGGTCAGCTGTGATGAATACCTATGACAATTTATATTTCTGTCACACCTGCGGTAAAGGTGGCAACGCAGTTAACCTTGTCTGTATCCTAGAGAACTTGGAGTTCAACGATGGCCTCAAACGTGCAATCGAAATTGCTGCTGGAAGCGGCGCAGCGATACGCTCAGGCAATAAGTCCAGAGGCGCTGGCCGTACTAGACGCACGTGGGAT